CCCCTTCCCCCAACACATGGAGACTGACCAATGCCCGTCCTGACGGAACAGCCCAGCATGGGCGATGTCCTCAAATATGAGGTCAACCCGAACTACACCCGCGAAGTGATCACGCTGCTGCAAGGCCTGCCCTACCCGGTCGGTTCGGTGCTGGGGAAGATCACCGCCAGCGGCAAATACAAGCTGGCCACCAGTGGCGGCAGCGACGGCGCGCAAACTGCGACCGCCGTGCTGCTCTATGCCATCGATGCCACGCTGGCCGATGCCGTCGGCATTGTCGTTGCCCGCGGCCCGTCGATCGTCTCGCGCGCAGGCCTCGCCTATGACGCCACTGTCGATGACGGCGCGAAGATCACCACCAAGATCGGCCAGCTTGCCGCCGTGGGCATCATCGCCCGCGACGGCGTCTGACGCGCGACCTCAGCTTCCCTTTCCCCAAACCCCCGGAGTACCCCATGACCCTTGTCCGCAATCCCTTTGACGCTGGCGGCTACTCGCTGGCCGAGATGACGCAGGCCATCAACATCCTGCCCAACCTCTACACCCGCCTTGGCCAGATCGGCCTGTTCCGCTTTGAGGGTGTCACCCAACGGTCGGTGATCATCGAGCAGTATGAGGGTGTGCTGAACCTCCTGCCCTCCGTCCCGCTGGGCGGCCCGGCGACGGTCGGCACGCGCGAGGGGCGTTCGATGCGCAGCTTCGCCCTGCCGTGGATCCCGCATGATGACGTGATCCTGCCCGGCGACATTCAGGGCCAGCCCGCGCTGGGCGTCTTCGATGGTGCCGACCCGCTGGTCGAGGTGATGAACCGCAAGCTGCAGCTCATGCGCCGCAAGCACGCCCAGACCCGCGAATACATGGAGATGAACGCGCTGCGCGGGATCGTGAAGGACGGGGCCGGGGCGACCCTTTACAACTACTTCACCGAATTTGGTCTCGCCCAGATCTCGGTCGACTTCGTCCTCGGCACGGCAGGCACCAACGTGCAGGGCAAGGTGCGCGAGGTCTTGCGGGCGATGGAGGACAACCTCTTGGGCGAAAGCATGACGGACGTCCATGCCCTCGTCAGCCGGGAATTCTTCGACAAGCTGATCGCGCATCCCAAGACGGAAGATGCGTACAAGTTTTACGCCGCCACTGGTGCGCAACCCCTGCGCCAGGACGTGCGGCGCAACTTCCCCTTCGCGGGCATCGTGTTCGAGGAATATGCGGGAACGGTCACGCTTTCCACCAAGGCCACCGAACGGCTTGTCCCCGCCAGCGAAGGCATCGCCTTCCCATTGGGCACGATGGACACATTCACTACCTATGGCGGCCCCGCCAACCTGCTGGAGGCGGCAAACACGATGGGCCTTCCGCTCTACGCCCGCCAGCATCTCGATGAAAAAGGGCGCTGGATCGACCTGATGACGGAAGCATCGATCCTGCCGGTCAACAAGCGGCCGCGCATCGCGATCCGCATCCACACTTCGAACTGACGGGCGATTCCAATGAACGCCTTCGCCACCGCCATGGACCGGATCTATGCCAACCCGTCCATGGCGGCGGCCGCTGTCTGGATTTCCGCCGCCACCTCCGAGGAACGCCCCATCCGCATCATCCGCCGTGCCCCGGACCGCGTCAGCGAATTCGGCGCTGGGCGGTTTGTCAGTGACACAATGATGGTGGACATCCGCGTCTCCGACCTGCCCGATCCCCGCCCAGGCGATCTGATCGTGATAGGGGCCGACAGCTTCACAATTCAGGGCGAACCGCTGCGCGACCGCGAACGTCTGATCTGGACACTGGACCTGCGCCCATCATGAAGCTGAAGATTGCGTTCGATCCCGACCTCGTCGCCCTGATGCAGGCCGAAATCGCTGCCGGGGAAAAGGCGGTGTCCGCCGCCATGCGCGAAGCAGGCACCTCCCTGAAATCCGCCTGGCGCAGCCAGATCACCGGCGCTGGCCTCGGCACAAGGCTGGGCAACTCCATCCGCCTCGCCAGCTTCCCGAAATCCGGCGACAGCTTGAACGCGGCGGCGCTGGTCTGGTCGAACGCCCCGGTGATCATCGGCGCGCATGACACTGGGCCGTTGATCCGGTCCAAGGACGGGTTCTGGCTGGCGATTCCCACCCCGGCCGCCGGGAAAAGCACCAAGGGTGGCCGCATCACCCCGGGCGAATGGGAACGCCGCACTGGCCTGCGCCTGCGGTTCATCTATCGTCGCCGTGGGCCGAGCCTGCTGGTGGCCGAGGGGCGGCTGAATTCGAAAGGTCGGGCTGTAGCGTCAAAATCGAAAACTGGGCGCGGCGTGGCAACCGTGCCAATCTTCCTGCTGGTGCCGCAGGTCAAGTTACGCAAGCGGCTGGATCTGGCACGGGATGCGGAACGGGCGGTGGACGGCGTGCCGGGGCTCATCTCGGCAAGCTGGGTATAAGTGGCGAAAGGGACAAGGCCAAGTGTCCGGATAGGCCATGGTTCGTCTCCGGCGCGAGTACACGGGACTCGATCATGTGAATCAACTTGCCGTGCATGTATCGCGTGACTAGCGTCGTCCCAGCTTTCGAAGGGATCCCAAATGCTCGGTACGGCGCTCTATTTCCCACACATTGATATAAATGATCCAGCTTGGCTCCGCTCAGCAATTTTGTTCTGGGATGAAATCCAGACTATCGCGCCCAGCGCCATTGAAGAGCCATATCAGAATGAGGATTCAAGGATCTGCCACGCCGAAGGTTACTTGAAACCTCTCCGGTGCGATCTTCAACAACAAGTAATCGAAGATCTTGGTCGACAAATCTTACGACTCGGGGATCGCAGCGACCGCAACTGGCGGAGCCTGAGTCAAACAGAAAATTCACTCTTTGAATCAGTTGGGCGAGCGGACGAAATCACCTGGGAGCTTGAGGAGGCATTTGACGAAGCTGGCATGCATCCAGGAAAGTTGTCCCCCGAAATGAGAGAATTCGTGTTCCGGCACGGGATATCTCGCATGCATCGCGGAAAAGTGCCGCCCGGGCTACGTCGAATGTTTCGTGACATCGAAATGGCTCAGATGCACCCTGAAAAGATGCCACGCATTATGCGTGACTTGTTTGAAGGTGAAGCGAATTGGGATCAACGCGACGGAGAGTGGTTGTTGGTAGATAGCCGCTTCGCCAACGCATACATGTCAGCGCTGGCTGCGAAGCTTTCCCAGAAATTGGAGCTGTCACCTCTTACTTCTCATGAAAGAGCTCAAGGCTTATCATTTCGGTTTATGTTTGACGATGTCGTCGACTCATCCTCCGAACATGCACAGGGCGCAATGATTGGTGTGGTAATGCGCGGATTGCGGGTCGATGCGTCAGTACCCGTTAAAAAATTGATCAAATTCCGAGAGGCAAGAAAAGATCAATACCTTGATTTTGCAGGTAAGATACTTGAACTTTCGAACAAGCTAAATGATGCAGATGTTTCAGGTGGGGAGGAGCTCTTCATTCGGGCTCAAGAAACCTACAAAAAGAATGTTGAGCCAAGTTTGCGAGCATTGAAGCGAGAACTGGATCAACAGTCAATTTCAACTGTCTGGGAAGGTGCTTATCGAGCAATCACAATTTCAGTGCCTTCGGCCGGGGCGCTGGCCTATTTCACGGGACTAGCTGGACCAGCGTTGTTAGGTGCTGGCGCAGCCCTTGCAGCGGCAGATATTGGCGTCCGGGGCTATTTGGCTGGCAGGAAAGCTCGCGCCAGCAACCCGTTTTCATTCCTTCACGACATCAACGCCAACTTTGGTCTTCCTGACTTCGGAGAGGCCTAAACAGCAAAGTAGGAATATCGTCCTGCTTGGGACCCATCCGCCTCCCTTAAGTGGAACCACAAATGCCAACCACCCGCGAAACCGTCCTCGCCGCGCTGTTGGCGCGGTTGGAGCTGCTTGCCGCCACCGTTCTGCGTGACGATGTCTCGCCAGAACGCATCCCGCCTGCCGGGCTGATCATCCTTCGCGATGGCCAGCCGGGCGAGCCGGATGTGACGTTGTCGCCGCTGCGTTACCACTATCAGCACCGCGCTGAATTGGAGGTCGTCGTCCAGGCAGGCACCAGTCGGGCCAGCGCCTTCGACACTCTGATCGCCAGTATCGGCACCGCGCTGGAAACCGACCGCACGCTCGGCGGCCTCTGCGATTGGGTCGAACCCGAGGCCCCGGCCTCCGTCGATTTGCCAATTGAAGGCGCGGCGGCCCTGAAGGCGGCGATCATCACTGTCGTGCTGCACTACACCACCAACGGCCCCCTGGCCTGACACCCCCAACATCGAGGAGACCCCCATGGCACGTGCGCAAGGCGCGCGGGCGCAGATGGCGCTTGCGTATGAGACGGTTTACGGCACCCCGCCGGTGAGTGGGTTCCGCTTGATGCCCTTTGCCCGGGCGACGCTCGGGTCGGAACAGCCCCTGCTGGAGTCCGAACTTCTGGGCTATGGCCGCGATCCTCTGGCCCCGATCAAGGACGCGGTGACGGCTGACGGCGAGGTGGTGATCCCCATCGATGTCGAAGCTTTCGGCTATTGGCTGAAGGCCGCCTTCGGCCAGCCGGTCACCACCGGCACGACGCCCAAGACCCATACCTTCCAGTCGGGCAACTGGACCCTGCCTAGCATGGCGATTGAAACGGCAATGCCCGAGGTGCCGCGCTTCGCTATGTATTCCGGCTGTGTGCTGGATCAGTTGTCCTGGCAGATGCAGCGATCCGGGCTGCTGACGGCGACCGCACGCTTGGTGGCACAGGGCGAAACCATCGCGGCCGCCACGGCAGCAGGCACACCAACTGCGCTGGGCCTGCAGCGCTTTGGCCATTTCAACGGCACGGTGAAGCGCAATGGCTCGGCCTTGGGCAATGTGGTCTCGGCCGAGATCACCTATTCCAACAACCTCGACAGGATCGAGACCATCCGCGGTGACGGCCGCATCGATGGGGCCGACCCGACCATGGCGGCGCTGACCGGTCGGATCGAGGTGCGGTTTTCGGACAATACGCTGGTGACGCAAGCCATCGACGGCAGTCCCTGTGAGTTGGAATTCGTCTACAGCCTCGGCGCGAATGCCAGCTTCACGTTCACAGCGCATGCGGTCTATCTGCCAATCCCGCGCATCGAGATCGCCGGGCCACAGGGCGTGCAGGCAACCTTCGACTGGCAGGCCGCCAAGGCCGCCAGCCCCGCCCGCATGTGCACCGCCGTTCTCGTCAACACCCTTGCAGGATACTGAACATGATCCGACTGAACCTGACCGCCACGCCCGAATGGCTGGACCTTGCCCCCGGCCTGCGCCTGCTCGTCGGCCCCCTGACCACCGCGCTGATGGTGTCCGCCCGCGCTGATCTGGCCGTGGAAACACTCCCCGAGGGCGCGAGCCAAGAGGAAATGGCGCTGGCCATGGCCAAGTCTGTCGCCCGGCGCGCGGTGCTGGATTGGGAGGGTGTTGGCGACGGCGCGGGCAATATCATCCCCGTTTCGCCCGACGGCATCGACGCTCTTCTGGAAATCTGGCCGGTCTTCGAGGCTTTCCAGACGCAGTATGTCGCGCGCGGCTTGCTACTGGACGCTGAAAAAAACGTCTTCGCGCCCTCGCCGACTGGTCCTTCGGCGGGGGCGACCGGTATTGCGCCGCGTGTACGGGGCACTGCCCGGACTGCCCCGCAAGACTGAACCGGCCGCAAACGCAGGACGGCTGGCAGGTCTGGGATCTCGTCGGCCGTCTTGGTGGGCAATTGCGCGTCATCCCCGGCGCGGTGCTGGGCTGGGACATGGGCGCAGCCCTCTCGCTGGCGCAGGCGCTGGGCGTGAACACCCTCATCGCCGCCGAACTGCTGCCCGAGATCGAGGCGGTGATGGTGCGCAAACTGAACGAACAGATGGAAGGAGGCCGCGATGGCTGAGAAACGGGTCAGTGTGCGCCTCGTTGCCGAAGGGGGCCGCCAGGTCCGCGCCGAGTTGGAGGGCGTCGGCACGGCTGGCGCAAAAGGCCTCGGCCGCCTGTCGCGCGAGATGGAACTGGCCAACACCCGGCTTGCAGGTTTTGCACGCCGGGCTGGCATCGCCATGTCTGCCGCCGCCGCTGCCGCCACAGCCTCGCTCGGCCTCATCGTCCGCTCCACCGCGGAAAGCGCCGCGCAAATCCGGCAGTTCGCGCAGGTCGCCAATGCCACGCCCGAAGCCCTGCAGCGCTGGTCGGCAGGGGCGCGGACAGTTGGCATTGAGCAGGAAAAGCTCGCCGACATCCTGAAGGACGTGAACGACCGGGTCGGGGATTTCCTGCAGACCGGCGGCGGGCCGATGGCGGCTTTCTTCGAAAGCGTGGCCCCGCAGGTGGGCGTGACGGCTGACCAGTTCGCCCGCCTCTCCGGGCCCGAAGCGCTGCAGCTCTACGTCGACACGCTGGAACGCGCCGGTCTCAGCCAGCAGGAAATGACCTTCTACTTGGAGGCCATGGCGTCCGATGCCACGCGGCTCCTGCCGCTCTTGCGCAATGGTGGGGCCGAGATGGCGCGGCTGGGCGACCAGGCCTCCGACCTCGGCGCGGTGCTGGACACCGACGCCATC